CGGCAAGGCCTTATTTACAAGCAATGCAATCAATCGAAAATATCGGTGACAGCTATCATAGCGATAGTGCAAAATCAGTTGTTTTGTATTTCCTGTCAAATGCCCGATCATGGCGCGGTGAAGCGGCAAAACGGATTAAGGCGGAATTAAAGGAGATGGTGAAATGAAAAGCTTTGTAATCACCGACAACAATCCAAATGTGCCATATAGCAAGGAAGCGGTCGATCATTCTATCCGTTCGCATAATCGCTATTCGCGCCACAAAATCGGGAAACGTGAAGCGCAATTGATACATGCTCTTTTGAAGGGAAGGGGATAACATGGACAGAATAGCTTATTCTTATGATCAAGCTTTGTATCGGCTGGCGATATATTGCCTGAGCAATAAACAGGCAAAGGCGATAATGGCTGATTGTCCGATTGCCGCCCGATTTAATGGTGCACCATATTATTATCCAGCGGCCATTGACAAGGCCGCCGATCAATATCTGGCCAGCATAACCATTGACCATATCGGGGGTGAATAATGCTAGACGTTAAAGCATGGCGCAAAGCAAAAGGCATAACGCAAGAGCAAGCGGCAAGCCTGCTAGGTATAACGCCTAGGCATTATCAAAGGCTGGAATCGGGCGATTGCCGATTAACGGAAACAATGGAGCGATTGATGCAATTGCTTTAGGTCAATCAATATCAGATAGGACAGGGGCGCCCATGTGGCGCCCTTTTCTTTTGCTCTTTGCGGGCAATGGCAGGCGATAGGCGCGGGCGATTTTAAGGCGATTTGAGCATAGGGTAGGGGCGGCGGCTAGGTGATTAGCTGGCCGCTTTTCTTTGCGTCTAGCGGGCTTATGGGCGGCCCCTAGGGCATGTTTTGAGGCTATATCGAGCGGGTCCTTTGGGGCGGGCGGCGCCTGCGGGTAATTAGGAGTCCAAATTCAAAACAGTGCCAGCCCTCGGCTGTTGACTAAAAGCCCGTAACATGGCAATGTAACACCATGTTGTTGCGAAAAGACGGAAAGCCTGATGGGCGGCAGTATAACGGGGAAAAATTAAGGGAGGCGTCTATTGCTAGGCGTCTTGTTGGCGGATTGTGGCTTTGTACTAAATGCAAGCAAGAAAAGCATTTATCTGACTTTCCAAGTCGTGACGGAATACCAAAAAGCAATTGCAGGAAGTGCCTTGGCGATATGAACAAGCGCAACGCCGCGCTTAAGCGCCCTCTTGAAAAGGAGGCGGTAGAAAAAAGAAGGGCTGAAAGAATGGCTAGGCGGCAAGCGGAAATGCTTAAATGCGAGCGATGTGGTAAAACAAAGCCACGCTCAGAGTGGCCGGTTGAAGGGCATAGCGACTATTGCAAAAAAAATAATAAGCTTTTGAAATATTGTTGCTCGACAAAGGTTCGTTCACGCGCAGAGGTGGCCAACGACATTGCAACGCAAACCAAAGAATGCTCTAGCTGTGGTCTACGCAAACCATTTAGCGACTTTTCGCCAAACAAGGCCAGTAAGGACGGGCGGCAAAAAACCTGTAGGCCGTGCCGATCCGCTAAAGTCCATTCTGGTGAATGGAACGGAAATTCTCGTCGGCAATCAATCATAGATCAGCGCAGCGACGGCTCAATAACAACAGAGTTTATGAAGCAGATATTTGCAATTGAGATATGCCCATGCTGCGATGGCTGGATGGAGCGTGACGATAAGGTGCTTGACCATATCATTCCCCTAAAGCTGGGCGGCGGACACACTGCCTCCAATGTCATGGTGTTGTGCTGGTCATGTAATTCGGGTAAGTCAGCGCATCATCCGTCTAAATGGCTTAAAATGCTTAGAGATGATGCGGCGGAAAGAATGCGCGCCGCTTATGCCAAGATGGGATTGAACTTTGATTGAAAAAACTAGGCATAAGGCTGGCACGGAGTCGATGCTAAGGCCGGAGGTTAGTGCACTAACTTATGAGGAGGCGCGTACTCGAAAGATTACTGCCGAAGCGGAAATTGCTGAACTTGAGTTGGCGAGAATACGCGGCACACTTTGCTTGACCGAGGACGTAGTAAAAGCATGGGAAAGCGTTCTTCATGCCTGTAAGGCAAAGTTCCTCTCTTTGCCGACAAAAACCGCGCCGATTGTTGCCAACGAAACGGATGTGGCAATAATCAAGGATCATTTGGAGAGTGCCATTCGAGAGGCCTTGGCTGAATTGGCTAATTATCAGCCATCAATTGATGCGACTAGTACCGGCTCTGCGCAGTCTGAGGGCGTAAAGGCAGAAGCGGAAAAGCCAATTCGAAAAACATCAAAGCCAAGAAAGCCAAAGACAGCATGAGTTTTCTTGATCCTTCTATTCGCTCGCAATCATTGGCGCGGCTTGCCACCGCCATGCACAGATTTACGCCACCGCCGAAGCTGACAATATCGGAGTGGGCAGATCGGGAGCGCCGCCTTGATAGTCAGTCATCCGCCGAGCCGGGGCGATGGTACACTTCACGTGCAGAATACCAGCGTGGGATCATGGACGCTTGCTCAGACCCTATGGTCAAAGAGGTTGTAGTGATGTGCGGCTCGCAAAGTGGCAAGTCGGAGGCGCTGCTTAACACTATCGGCTACCACATGCACCATGATCCTTGTCCAATATTGCTCCTCCAGCCCACGTTGGACATGGCAATGAATTTTAGTAAAGATAGAATTATGGCGGGTTTAATAAGGCCCACCCCAGCCTTGCGCGATTTGGTAAAAGACAGCAAAGCCAAGGACGCCAACAATACTACTTTGCACAAGGTATTCCCCGGCGGCGCCCTTTCCCTAGTCGGCGCCAATTCTCCAGCCTCACTAGCTTCTAGGCCAATTCGTGTTATTTTGGCGGACGAAACCGACCGCTATCCTATGTCTGCTGGCGAGGAAGGCGATCCAATATCGCTGGCTAAAAGACGTTCTGCAACCTTCTGGAACCGTAAGTTTATTGCCGTATCCACGCCAACCAATCGCGGCGGGAGCCGGATTGAAATGCTTTATGAAGAAACGGATCAGCGCAAGTTTTATGTGCCATGCCCGCACTGCGGCGAATATCAGGTCTTACTTTGGCGCAACGTGCATTGGCAAGAAAACCAACCAAAAACTGCCCTATATCATTGCGAGAAATGCGGGGCTGAGTGGTCGGAGTCCCAACGGCATATGGCGGTATCTAAGGGAGAATGGAGGGCGACCGCCCCATTCAACGGAGCGGCTGGATTTTGGCTCAACGCCCTTTATTCGCCTTGGGTACACTTGGGCGACACAGCCGAAGAATTTATGGCGGCTAGGCGCGACCCAATGCGCCTTAAAACATTTACCAACACTATTCTAGCGGAGTCGTGGGAGGACCAAGGCGAGGGCGTCGATGACTACGCCGTCTCGCAGCGCAAAGAGGACTATGACGGCATTCCAGAGGAAGTCGTGCTTCTCACTTGCGGCGTTGACGTACAGGACGACCGCCTAGAGGTCGAGATTGTCGGCTGGGGCGCGGGCGAGGAGTCGTGGCAGATTGAGTATCATGTCATTTACGGCGATCCGTCGTCTCCTGCGCTCTGGGCGAAGCTGGACGAGATTGTTCTGGCGACTTACGAGCATCCCTCCGGCGAGCCGATGATAATTCGCGCCACTTGCGTTGACTCTGGTGGACACCATACGCGGGCAGTTTACAATTACGCCAAGACGAGGGCTGGGCATCGCGTCTTTGCGATCAAGGGCGTCGGCGGCGAGGGTAAGCCAATTGTGGGGCGACCGAGCCGGAACAATATCGGCAAGGTGCCGCTCTATTCGATTGGCGTCGATACTGCGAAAGAGTTGCATTATTCGCGATTGAGGATGGATGAAGCAGGGCCGGGCTATTGTCACTTCCCGTCGAAGCGCGACGACGAGTATTTTAAACAGCTTACGGCTGAAAAGCAGATGGTCAAGTATCACAAGGGCTACCCCAGCCGTGTTTGGGTCAAAACACGCACCAGAAACGAGGCTCTTGACGTAAGAATTTACGCAATTGCAGCTTTAGCAATTCTCAATGTAAATATGGATAGCATTGCCAAGCGGTTTTATGCTAACATGGAAAAGCAGAAAATGCCGTTGGAAGCGGAGGTTGAGAAACCACACCCGCTTTTAACTGGCAAAAAGGCTGCGAAACGTGGCGGTTTTGCTAATAGTTGGCGTTAGAGGGGCAATGGCTAATCTATTTGACGAGAACAATGCGCCAGAGGGTGAACCGCTAAAGATCGTAGCGGGCGATTTCATTCAATGGAAAAAAACCTCGTTGGCGGAGTCGTACCCGCCCGCGACGCACAGTGCTGAGTATGTTGCTCGCATAACTGCTGGCGGCGCAAGCGAAATCACCATTCCCGCAACCGAGCGCACCTCCTATTATCTTTTCCAAGTCTCCAGCGCCACATCGGCGGCGTTTACGGCCGGTTATTATCACTGGCAGCTTGAGGTCGTTGAGACTGCCTCGGGCAACCGCATTGTTATTGAACGCGGCGATTTTGAAATCATTGCCGACCTTGACAATAACGGCGCCGATCCTCGCAGCCATGCTGAAATAATGCTCGCCAAGATCGAGAGTCTGCTTGAGGGCCGCGCAGACAAGGATGTTTCGTCCTACTCGATCCAAGGCCGTTCAATTTCCAAGATGAGCATTGCTGATTTGCTCCAATGGCGAGATTATTATCGCAAGGAAGTGCTTAAGGAGCGCCGCGACAATGCTATTGCGCTTGGCAAGCAGACTAAAACAACCATGAAGGTACGCTTTCTATGAGCCTCTTGCGTCAAATTCTGGGCTTGCCTGAAAAACGCTCGACTGGCGGCAAGCGTTCCTATCATGCGGCTAACACTGGCCGACTTTTTGCCGACTTTATGTCGTCAAGCCGCTCGCCGGACAGCGAATTAAAGTCAACTTTGGTGCTTATGCGCAACCGTTCGCGGGAATTGGGCCGCGACGACGTTTATGTGCGCCGGTTTTTCAACTTGCTTAAGACAAATGTGGTTGGCGACAAGGGCGTAACACTCCAAGTCAAGGCTCGCAACAATGATGGCAGCCTTGATGTGATCGGCAACAGCATTATCGAGGCAGAGTTTGCTAAATTCGGCCTCAAGGGTAATTGCACGCCGGATGGGCGCATGTCTTGGGTGGATTTGCAGAAATATGTTATCCAGACAGTCGCCCGAGACGGCGAGGCATTCATCCAAGTGGTGCGTAACGGCACTTTTGCGCATGGCATGGCCTTTCACCCGCTTGAGGCCGACCTTATCGACGAGCAGAAGAACGAGCGCCTTAAAAACGGCAATGAAATCCGCATGGGCGTTGAACTTGACTCGTTTCAGCGTCCGATTGCCTATTGGGTGAAGCAAAAACACCCCGGCGACTATGATTTTGCAACGATCAGCGTGAACCAGAATAAGCGCATTCCGGCTGAGAACATTATCCATGTGTTTGACCCGCAACGCGCTGGCCAGACTCGCGGTGAGCCTTGGCTGGCTCCCGCCATGAGCCAAATCAAGATGCTCAATGCGCATCGCGAGGCCGAGTTGGTTGCAACCCGCATGGCCGCGTCCAAGATGGGCTTTTTCACCTCGGACAGCGGTGAGGATGCGCCCGCCGACGATTATGACAATAGCGTTCCGATCATTGATGCGGAGCCGGGGACGTTTCACCAGCTTCCCAATGGCGTGGACTTCAAGCCCTTCGACCCGTCGCACCCCGCCACGGCGTTTAGCGATTTCCAGAAAGGCATCCTACGCGGCATCGCCTCTGGGCTTGGCGTATCTTATGCGGCGCTTTCGAATGACTTGGAAGGCACTTCCTACAGTTCAATTCGCCAAGGCGCCCTTGAGGAACGCGACGCCTATCGAATGTTGCAGCAATTCTTGCTGGAGCATTTTATCATTCCGGCTTACGCGACTTGGCTCCAGCATGTGATGGAGTTCGGCTATATTTCTCTCCCAGCCACGCGCTTTGACAAGTTTTTCTTGGCGAGTCATTTCCGTCCTCGCGGCTGGCAATGGGTTGACCCGCAAAAGGAAATCTCGGCAGCCGTCGAAGCTATGCACAACGGTATCATGTCCATCCAAGACGTTTCGACGCAATATGGCCGTGATGTTGAGGAGACGTTTAGCCAGTGGCAGCGTGACAAGGAATTGGCGGATCAGTTCGGCCTTGAGTTGGCGTTCCTGCCATTTGGCGGTAACAAGGCCAATAAGGGCAATGACTCGGAACAACAAGAGCCTGCAATTGACGAGTAAGGCAAATTGTTATATTGTTGCGTAAAGGGGTAATGCCGTGGATGAAAATGAGGAAGTAATCGAAGAAGTGGTTGAGGAGACGGTTGAGGCCGTTGAGGAAGCCGCTGAGATTGCAGAAGAAGGTGAGCGCAAGGAAGTTATCGAGCGCCGCTCCGGTGCCTTTGACATGGAAGTGCGCGGCGTTGACGAGAAAAAGCGCACCGTCTCCATTGCTGTATCGTCGGAACTCCCCGTCGAACGCTCTTTTGGCAAAGAAATTCTCGTTCACGAGGCTGGAGCCATTGACATGGCTTTCCTCGCTTCTGGGCGTGCGCCGTTGCTCCTCGATCACGATATGGAGCGTCAAATCGGCGTTATTGAGTCTGTGGAACTTTCTG